CCGGGCTGGAAGTCCGGGCTGGGGGGGAGTGGGCGGAAAGTGCGACGGACAGTTTTTCGCAGGTTAAAAGCGTGGCCACGCAGACCTTTGACGGTATTGCACAGAATATGGCGGCGATGCTGACCGGTGCAGAGGCAGACTGGCGGGGATTCACCCGTTCGTGCTGTCCATGATGACAGAAATCCTGCTTAAACAGGCCATGGTGGGCATTGTCGGGCGTATCGGCAGCGCCATTGGCGGTGCTTTCGGTGGTGGTGCATCTGCTTCCTCGGGGACGGCTATTGAGGCTGCGGCGGCGAACTTCCATTTCGCGACCGGAGGATTTACGGGGACGGGCGGCAAATATGAGCCTGCGGGGATAGTTCACCGCGGGGAGTTTGTTTTCACGAAAGAGGCAACCAGCCGGATAGGTGTGGGGAATCTTTACCGTCTGATGCGCGGCTATGCGGAAGGTGGTTATGTGGGTGGTGCCGGAAGTCCGGCGCAGATGCGGCGGGCGGAAGGTATTAATTTTAATCAGAACAATCACGTGGTGATTCAGAACGACGGTATCAACGGACAGGCGGGGCCGCAGCTGATGAAGGCGGTGTATGACATGGCCCGCAAGGGGGCGCAGGATGAGCTCCGGCTGCAGTTGCGTGATGGCGGTATGTTATCAGGGAGCGGACGATGAAAACCTTTCGCTGGAAAGTGAAGCCGGATATGGAGGTGAACTCGCAGCCATCGGTGCGTGAAGTGCGTTTTGGTGATGGGTACTCACAGCGTATGGCGGCAGGGCTGAATGCTGACCTGAAAACATACCGTGTGACGCTTTCCGTGACCCGGGAGGAGGCCCGGCATCTGGAAGCGTTCCTGGCAGAGCACGGAGGCTGGAAGGCATTTTTGTGGAAGCCACCCTATGCATACCGGCAGATAAAGGTGACCTGTGCCGGGTGGTCTGCGCGGGTCGGGATGTTGCGCGTTGAGTTCAGCGCGGAGTTTAAGCAGGTGGTGAACTGATGCAGGATATTCACGAAGAAAGTCTGAACGAGTCGGTTAAATCAGAGCAGTCACCGCGGGTGGTACTCTGGGAAATCGACCTGACGGTGCAGGGTGGTGAGCGGTATTTTTTCTGCAATGAGCTGAATGAAAAAGGGGAGGCGGTTACCTGGCAGGGGCGGGAATATCAGGCATACCCGATTGACGGCAGCGGTTTTGAGATGAACGGGAAGGGCAGCAGTGCCCGCCCGTCGCTGACGGTGTCCAATCTGTTCGGTCTTGTCACCGGGATGGCGGAGGATTTGCAGAGCCTGGTGGGTGCCACGGTGGTCCGCCGCCGGGTGTATGCGCGTTTTCTGGATGCGGTGAATTTCGTTGCGGGCAATCCGGAAGCGGACCCGGAGCAGGAGCTGAGTGACCGCTGGGTGGTGGAGCAGATGTCGCAGCTGACAGCCATGACGGCCTCGTTTGTGCTGGCTACACCGACCGAGACGGATGGGGCGCTGTTTCCCGGTCGCATCATGCTGGCGAACACCTGTATGTGGGATTACCGGGGAGATGAATGCGGGTATAACGGTCCTGCGGTGGCGGATGAGTTCGATAAACCCACCACCGATATCCGTAAGGACAGATGCAGCAAGTGCATGCGCGGGTGTGAGATGCGCGGCATGGTGGCTAATTTTGGCGGTTTCCTTTCCATTAACAAACTTTCGCAGTAAATCCAATGACACAGACAGAATCAGCGATTCTGGCGCATGCCCGGCGGTGTGTGCCTGCGGAGTCGTGCGGCTTCGTGATAAGCACGCCGGAGGGGGAGTGGTATATCCCTTGTGTGAATATTTCTGCAGAGCCGGAGGCGTATTTTCGTATCGCACCGGAAGACTGGCTGCGGGCAGAGATGCAGGGGGAGATTGTGGCACTGGTCCACAGTCATCCCGGTGGGCTGCCCTGGCTGAGCGAGGCTGACCGGCGGCTGCAGATAAAAAGCGCACTGCCCTGGTGGCTGGTCTGCCGGGGTGACATTCACAAATTCCGCTGTGTGCCACATCTGACAGGACGGCGCTTTGAGCACGGGGTGACGGACTGTTACACGCTGTTCCGGGATGCCTACCATCTGGCGGGAATTGATATGCCGGATTTTGAGCGTGAGGATGACTGGTGGCGCAACGGTCAGAACCTGTACCTGGACAATATGTAGGCGACTGGTTTTTACAGGATTTCCCTGCCTTCCGCACAGCCTGGCGATATCCTGCTGTGCTGCTTTGGCGCATCGGTGGCCAATCATGCCGCCATATACTGCGGCAACGGTGAGCTGCTTCACCATCTGCCTGAACAACTGAGTAAACGGGAGAGGTATTCCGAAAAATGGCAACGACGAACGCATTCAGCCTGGCGTCACCGCCACTGGCACGTATCTGCCTTCACGGGGATTTACAACGATTTGGCCGCCGCCTCAGCCTGTATGTGAACACGGCAGCGGAAGCCATCCGTGCCCTGTCGATGCAGATGCCGGGATTCCGCCGTCAGATGAACGAAGGCTGGTACCAGATACGTATTCGCGGTGAGGACACGGCACCGGAGGCGGTGTACGCCCGTCTTCACGAACCTCTGGGTGAGGGAACGGTCATCCATATTGTGCCGCGACTGGCCGGAGCCGGAAAGGGTGGACTGCAGATTGTGCTGGGGGCGGCAGCCATCGTGGGCTCTTTCTTCACTGCCGGGGCATCGATGGCGTTATGGGGTTCAGCCCTGGCAGCCGGTGGTTTTTCTGCCACCACGATGCTGTTTTCACTTGGAGCCAGCATGATTCTGGGCGGTGTGGCCCAGATGCTGGCCCCGAAGGCAAAAACACCGGATTACCGCGCAACGGATAACGGCAGACAGAACACGTACTTTTCCTCGCTGGATAACATGATTGCCCAGGGGAACCCGATGCCGGTGCCTTACGGGGAAATGCTGGTTGGCTCCCGCCGTATATCCCAGGACATCAGCACCCGTGATGAAGGCGGGGGCGGAACGGTCGTGGTTGTCGGGCGACAGGGATAAAACATAAAAAAATCCCGCAGTGATCGCGGAGCTGCGGGGACAGACAAATGAAGATCAATGTTAAGGAGTTGTTTTTGTTACTCGGGCAAAAAAACACTAACGCAGCGAAATTATAAGCGCCACAGTCAGTGTGTGAAAATGTGAAGATATTCAGAATTTTTATGCCATTACCGGTTTTAACCAACAGGATTATCGGTGGGCATGAAAGAAAACCCCGGTATCTGCTGATACCGGGGTTTCTCTTTAGCATGGCAGAAATGTGTTTCATGCTTTTCGGGCGAAGGATATCCGACTTCTGTACGGAATGGCAAGTGGCGGTTAATTTATTCAGGGGAAGGCTGTATGGGAAAAGGTGGCGGTAAGGCACACACGCCTCGTGAGGCGAAGGATAATCTCAAATCCACGCAGATGATGAGTGTGATTGATGCGATTGGTGAGGGACCGATAGAAGGTCCGGTGAAGGGACTGCAGAGTATTCTGGTGAACAAAACCCCACTGACGGACACGGACGGCAATCCCGTGATACACGGTGTGACCGCGGTCTGGCGCGCCGGGGAGCAGGAGCAGACACCACCGGAAGGCTTTGAGTCCTCCGGAGCTGAAACCGGACTGGGCGTGGAAGTGACGAAGGCAAAGCCGGTGACGCGCACCATTACGTCCGCGAACATTGACCGCCTGCGGGTCACCTTCGGGGTGCAGTCACTGGTGGAGACCACCTCACAGGGTGACCGTAACCCGGCATCCGTCCGCCTGCTGATTCAGTTACAGCGTAACGGTAACTGGGTGACAGAAAAGGATGTCACCATTAACGGCAAGACCACCTCGCAGTTCCTGGCGTCGGTGATTCTGGATAATCTGCCGCCCCGGCCCTTTAACATCCGGATGGTCAGGGAGACGGCGGACAGCACCACGGACCAGCTGCAGAATAAGACGCTGTGGTCGTCATACACCGAAATCATCGATGTGAAACAGTGCTACCCGAACACGGCGATTGTGGGGCTGCAGGTGGATGCGGAGCAGTTTGGCGGTCAGCAGATGACGGTGAACTACCATATCCGCGGTCGCATTATTCAGGTGCCGTCAAACTATGACCCGGAAAAACGCACGTACAGCGGCATCTGGGACGGCAGCCTGAAACCGGCATACAGCAACAACCCGGCCTGGTGTCTGTGGGACATGCTGACTCACCCGCGCTACGGGATGGGAAAACGTCTGGGGGCGGCGGATGTGGACAAATGGGCGCTGTATGCCATTGCGCAGTACTGCGACCAGACGGTGCCGGATGGTTTCGGGGGCACAGAGCCGCGGATGACCTTTAATGCATACCTGTCACAACAGCGTAAGGCGTGGGACGTCCTCAGTGATTTCTGCTCGGCGATGCGCTGTATGCCGGTATGGAACGGCCAGACGCTGACGTTCGTTCAGGACCGCCCGTCGGATGTGGTGTGGCCGTACACCAACAGCGATGTGGTGGTGGATGATAACGGCGTGGGGTTTCGCTACAGCTTCAGCGCCCTGAAGGACCGCCACACGGCGGTGGAGGTGAATTACACCGACCCGCAGAACGGCTGGCAGACCTCCACGGAACTGGTGGAAGACCCGGAAGCCATACTGCGCTACGGGCGCAACCTGCTGAAGATGGATGCGTTCGGTTGCACCAGTCGCGGTCAGGCCCACCGTGCCGGGCTGTGGGTGATAAAGACCGGACTGCTGGAAACGCAGACGGTGGATTTCACGCTCGGGTCACAGGGGCTGCGTCACACACCCGGTGACATTATTGAAATCTGTGATAACGACTATGCCGGGACCATGACCGGCGGACGTGTCCTGTCCATTGATGCCGCCAGCCGCACCCTGACACTGGACCGTGAGGTGACCCTGCCGGAGACAGGTGCCGCCACGGTGAACCTGATTAACGGCAGCGGTAAGCCGGTGAGCGTGGCCATCACTGCACACCCCGCGCCGGACCGGATACAGGTCAGCACCCTGCCTGATGGTGTGGAGACATACGGTGTATGGGGACTCTCCCTGCCGTCACTGCGTCGTCGCCTGTTCCGCTGTGTCTCCGTCCGGGAAAACACGGACGGCACCTTTGCCATCACGGCGGTGCAGCACGTACCGGAAAAAGAAGCCATCGTGGATAACGGTGCCCGCTTTGAGCCGCAGTCAGGTTCCCTGAACAGCGTCATCCCACCGGCAGTACAGCACCTGACGGTGGAGGTGAGTGCAGCTGACGGCCAGTATCTGGCGCAGGCTAAATGGGACACGCCGCGGGTGGTGAAGGGCGTGCGCTTCAGTCTGCGCCTGACCAGTGGTAAGGGAACGGATGCCAGACTGGTGACCACCGCCATCACCGCAGACACGGAGCACCGTTTCAGCGGCCTGCCGCTCGGGGAATACACCCTGACGGTGCGGGCGATAAACAGCTATGGCCAGCAGGGTGAACCTGCCACCACCACCTTCCGGATTGCCGCACCGGCAGCACCGTCGCGGATTGAGCTGACGCCGGGCTATTTTCAGATAACCGCCACGCCGCATCTTGCCGTTTATGACCCGACGGTACAGTTTGAGTTCTGGTTCTCGGAAAAGCGGATTGCGGATATCAGGCAGGTTGAAACCGCAGCCCGCTATCTTGGCTCGGCGCTGTACTGGATAGCTGCCAGTATCAATATCAAACCGGGCCATGATTATTATTTTTATATCCGCAGTGTGAATACTGTTGGCAAATCGGCATTCGTGGAGGCTGTCGGTCGGGCGAGCGATGATGCGGAAGGTTACCTGGATTTTTTCAAAGGAGAAATCGGGAAAACACATCTGGCCCAGGAGCTGTGGACGCAGATTGATAACGGTCAGCTTGCGCCGGACCTGGCTGAAATCAGGACGTCCATTACGAATGTCAGCAATGAAATCACGCAGACCGTCAATAAAAAACTGGAAAATCAGAGTGCGGCAATCCAGCAGATACAGAAAGTTCAGGTTGATACAAATAATAACCTGAACAGCATGTGGGCCGTGAAACTGCAGCAGATGCAGGACGGACGCCTTTATATTGCGGGTATCGGTGCCGGTATTGAGAATACGCCAGCAGGAATGCAGAGTCAGGTGCTGCTGGCGGCAGACAGGATTGCGATGATTAATCCTGCGAATGGCAACACAAAGCCGATGTTTGTTGGTCAGGGCGATCAGATATTTATGAATGAAGTGTTCCTGAAATATCTGACGGCTCCCACCATTACCAGCGGCGGTAATCCTCCGGCATTTTCCCTGACACCGGACGGGCGGCTGACGGCGAAAAATGCCGATATCAGCGGTAACGTGAATGCGAACTCCGGGACGCTCAACAACGTCACGATTAACGAGAACTGTCGGGTTCTGGGAAAATTGTCCGCGAACCAGATTGAAGGCGATCTCGTTAAAACAGTGGGCAAAGCTTTCCCCCGGGACTCCCGTGCACCGGAGCGGTGGCCATCAGGAACCATTACCGTCAGGGTTTATGACGATCAGCCGTTTGACCGGCAGATTGTTATTCCGGCGGTGGCATTCAGCGGCGCTAAACATGAGAAAGAGCATACTGATATTTACTCCTCATGCCGTCTGATAGTGCGGAAAAACGGTGCTGAAATTTATAACCGTACCGCGCTGGATAATACGCTGATTTACAGTGGTGTTATTGATATGCCTGCCGGTCACGGTCACATGACACTGGAGTTTTCGGTGTCAGCATGGCTGGTAAATAACTGGTATCCCACAGCAAGTATCAGCGATTTGCTGGTTGTGGTGATGAAGAAAGCCACTGCAGGCATCACGATTAGCTGAATTTTATAACCCAGATACGGGCGCCAGAAATGGCGCCTTTTTTATTGCAGAAAAGCGAGAGGTAATTATGCGTAAATTATGTGCTGTTATTTTGTCCGCAGTAGTCTGGCAGGTCGCCGCTGCTACGCCAGCGAGTGCAGCAGAACATCAGTCCACGCTGAGCGCGGGGTATCTCCATGCCTCGACGAACGTTCCCGGTAGTGATGATCTGAACGGGATTAACGTGAAATACCGTTATGAGTTTATGGACGCGCTGGGGCTGATTACGTCCTTCAGTTATGCCAATGCTGAGGATGAGCAAAAAACGCGCTACAGCGATACCCGCTGGCATGAAGATTCCGTGCGTAACCGCTGGTTCAGCGTGATGGCGGGGCCGTCTGTACGCGTGAATGAATGGTTCAGCGCGTATGCGATGGCGGGTGTGGCTTACAGCCGTGTGTCGACTTTCTCCGGGGATTATCTCCGCGTAACTGACAACAAGGGGAAAACGCACGATGTGCTGACCGGAAGTGATGACGGTCGCCACAGCAACACGTCTCTGGCGTGGGGGGCTGGCGTGCAGTTTAACCCGACCGAATCCGTGACCATTGACCTTGCTTATGAAGGTTCCGGTAGTGGCGACTGGCGATCGGATGCATTTATTGTTGGTATCGGATACCGTTTCTGACAACAGACGCCGATTTATCTTCTGTAAATATTGTTATGATACGCAGGTTCATCCACCTTATGGGGTGAACTGCGTTTGAGGAAACGTAAAGTTACACTGTCCTGAAGCCCGTGGCGTCACTGCTGCGGGCTTTTTTTATTGGTGGAAAAGTATGACAGTAAAAATTTCTGGCGTGCTTAAAGATGGCACAGGAAAACCAGTACAGAACTGCACCATTGTGCTGAAGGCCAGACGAACCAGCAGCACGGTGGTGGTGAACACGGTGGCCTCTGAAAATCCGGATGAAGCCGGACGTTACAGCATGGATGTTGAGTACGGTCAGTACAGCGTCATTCTGTTGGTGGAGGGATTTCCTCCGTCACATGCCGGGACCATCACCGTGTATGAAGATTCTCAACCGGGGACGCTGAATGATTTTCTCGGTGCCATGTCGGAGGATGACGTCCGGCCGGAGGCACTGCGTCGTTTTGAACTGATGGTGGAAGAAGCGGCGCGTCACGCTGAGGAGGCGAAGAAGAATGCCGGAGAGGCGGAGACGTCAGCGAGGAATGCCGGCATATCAGCCAGTCAGGCAGAAGAGAGCGCTGCAAATGCTGACACTTCAGCAGGGGATGCATCGGAGTCAGCCCGGCAGGCGGCAGAAAGTGCAGCCGCTGCAAAGCAGTCAGAGGAGGCGTCCTCGTCCTCGGCCTCTGCGGCCGCTCAAAAAGCCAGTGAGTCATTACAAAGTGCAACAGATGCTGAGTTGTCAAAAAAGACGGCAGAAAGTGCAGCCGGTAATGCAGCCAGGGATGCAACGACCGCAGCAGAAAAAGCCCGGGAGTCAGCAGAAAGCGCACAGTCAGCGGAACAAAGCAGGATAGCGGCGGAAGAAGCCGTAAACCGAATCCCCACCGTGGTGGGGCCTCCCGGGCCAAAGGGGGAACCGGGGCCCGCGGGTCCTCAGGGGCCGAAGGGAGATAAAGGAGAGCGTGGAGACACCGGCCCTGTCGGGGCAACCGGCGAACGGGGACCGGCAGGTGATGCTGGTCCGGCAGGTCCGCAGGGGCCGAAAAGGTGACAGGGGAGAGCGGGGAGAGACCGGTCTGACGGGAAATGCAGGTCCACAGGGTCCAAAGGGAGATACCGGTGCGGCAGGCCCACAGGGACCGAAAGGAGAAACAGGTGCGGCTGGCCCGGTGGGGGCAACCGGACCTCAGGGACCGAAGGGCGACCCGGGGGAGACACAAATACGGTTCCGTCTGGGGCCGGGAAACATTATTGAGACAAACAGCAATGGCTGGTTCCCGGATACAGATGGCGCACTCATCACCGGACTGACCTTTCTTGCCCCCAAAGATGCCACACGGGTTCAGGGTTTTTTTCAGCATTTGCAGGTCAGGTTTGGTGACGGGCCGTGGCAGGATGTTAAGGGGCTTGATGAAGTGGGCAGTGATACAGGCAGAACAGGAGAATGACATGAACATACTAAAAAAACTTATGCAGCGTCTGTGCGGGCACGGAAAGCATGATGACCGTGAACACGGGGGGTTACTTACAGCACAACTGCGTCTGGGGCCGGCAGACATCCTGGAGTCCGATGAGAATGGTATTATTCCGGAGCAGGACAGGGTAATCACGCAGGTGGTGATACTGGATGCGGATAAAAAGCAGATACAGTGCGTGGTAAGACCGCTGCAAATCCTGCGTGCTGACGGGAGGTGGGAAAATATTGGCGGGATGAAGTAACCCGACAGCTTCACAAAACCGGAGTCCGGCTCCGGTTTTTGTTGTCATGTAAGGCAGATGTTTGTTAAAGCTATTTAAGTCTGGAGTTTAAATTAAAATAGGGAGTTTTATAATGCCGTTAAATTCGGAGATTAGATCAAGCTCATTTTTAATGGATTGAATGTCCTTCGAGCTCAAGTAGCATCTAGCGGTCGAGGGGAGTTTACATTAGGTAATGAGACTGTCAGCATTGTATTTAATGAAACCGATGGGCGTTTTCTATCCAGCGGCAGTAGTGGGGGATTGCTTACTGAGTTATTCCTTTATGGGTTTAATAACGGCCCTGAAGCTCTTCGCGATAGGATGCTCAGTATGCTTTCGGACTCAGGTGAAGCACAATCGCAAGAGAGTATTCAGGACAAAATATCTCAATGTAAGTTTCCTGTTAGTTCAGGAAATTTCCAGTGCCCGCCAGAGTCTATTCAGTGTCCAATTACACTAGAGAGACCCGAAGTCGAGTGCGTCAATGGTTAGAGCCAGCGGAATGGCAATTTTGGCTCCTGTTTTACTCTGTCCAATGTGAAGATGACCATCGTTTATGTCTGACCACTTCATTCTGCACAAATCGCCCACTCTCTGCCCTGTAACGACAGCTAAATCCATTGACAGCCTCAGCCAGATGGGGAGGTGCTCAGCAGCATGGTAAATAGCGACATACTCATTAGCTGTCAGCCTTGAGCGCCTTACTTCTGACTTTGCTGCACGGGTTGTTGTTACTGGATTCGTTGCCACATGCCCCTCGGCTATTGCCCCTCGAAAAACGTCAACAAGGGTTGACCTGATTACTCTTGCGGAAACCGCTTTACCTTCTGCGACGTAGGTGTTTAGCATTGCTGCCACCTCTTTCGTTGATATGTCAGTGAGCGGTTTGTCCGGCAATTTTCTTCGAATTGCCCTGATTTTGCTGGCGTAGTTGAGTAATGTTTTCGGCTTGCTCCCCCTCTAGCTGAGGATTGTTTCATATCGATCAAGCCACGTATGAAGAGTGATTGAGTCAGTGCCTTTAACCCTGTCCAGCAATGATTCGTGCCCACTTTCGCTGAAAAGCTCAATGTTGGTGTGAATGCTTCTGAAATTGCTACTCTTCTGTCTCTTCCCAGCCCGAACTCTTTTTTCGTCCTCGGGTCAGTGTGTAGTAAGACCGCTGCAAATCCTGCGTGCTGACGGGAAGTGGGAAAATATTGGCGAAATGAAGTAACCCGATAGCTTCACAAAAACCGGAGTCCGGCTCCGGTTTTTGTTGTCATGTATGGGGGATGTCTGTTAGGAATAATTAGATAGGTTTATTTTGAAGGTTGAAATGTATGTTATCGCCCTCTTCTATAAATTTGGGATGTTCATGGAATTCTTTAACCAGAAACCTGACTTCGCCTGATAATCGTGTTTTATCCTCTGTAAGGGATGCTGCTGTTCACTCTGATAGCGGGACGCAAGTAACGGTTGGCAACAGAACATATCGTGTTGTGGTCACTGATAATAAGTTTTGCGTTACAAGAGAAAGTCATAGTGGTTGTTTTACTAATCTGTTGCACAGGTTGGGATGGCCTAAGGGAGAGATTAGCAGAAAAATTGAGGCTATGCTGAATACATCGCCAGTGAGCACGACTATAGAAAGAGGCTCTGTTCATTCGAACAGACCTGATTTACCTCCAGTGGATTATGCGCAGCCGGAGTTACCTCCAGCGGATTATACTCAATCAGAGTTGCCGAGGGTTAGCAACAATAAATCACCCGTGCCAGGTAATGTTATTGGTAAAGGTGGTAATGCTGTCGTGTATGAAGATATGGAAGATACAACAAAAGTGTTGAAGATGTTTACTATATCTCAAAGCCATGAAGAGGTGACAAGCGAAGTTCGTTGTTTCAATCAGTATTATGGTTCCGGGAGTGCAGAGAAAATATATAATGATAATGGAAATGTTATTGGTATTAGAATGAATAAAATAAATGGGGAATCTCTTTTGGATATTCCATCATTACCAGCACAAGCTGAACAGGCTATTTACGATATGTTTGACAGACTGGAGAAAAAAGGAATTCTTTTTGTTGATACAACAGAAACAAATGTTTTATATGATCGTATGAGAAATGAATTTAATCCAATAGATATATCATCTTATAATGTTTCTGATATTTCATGGAGTGAACATCAAGTCATGCAATCTTATCACGGAGGAAAGCTGGATCTTATTAGTGTAGTATTAAGTAAGATATAATATTTTTATCCAGATATATTAGTTGCAATAATATTTATGGATTTATTTGTTAAGGGGGTTTTGATATGTTACCAACAAGTGGTTCTTCAGCAAATCTTTATTCATGGATGTATGTATCAGGAAGAGGTAACCCTTCGACTCCGGAATCAGTAAGTGAGCTTAATCATAATCACTTTCTTTCTCCTGAATTACAAGATAAACTTGATGTTATGGTCTCTATATATTCATGTGCCAGAAATAATAATGAGCTTGAGGAAATTTTTCAAGAGCTAAGTGCTTTTGTAAGTGGGCTGATGGATAAGAGAAATAGTGTATTTGAGGTGAGAAATGAAAATACTGATGAGGTTGTCGGAGCGCTGAGGGCGGGAATGACGATAGAGGACAGGGATAGTTATATCAGGGATCTTTTTTTCTGCATTCATTGAAAGTAAAAATTGAGGAAAGTAGACAAGGCAAAGAAGATTCGAAATGTAAAGTTTATAATCTGCTATGTCCGCATCACTCTGAACCGCCCCGGGTTTCCTGGAGAGTGTTTTATCTGTGAACTCAGGCTGCCAGATCATCGTTTCCGATGGAAGCATAATAAGCTTTTTCTGCTTCTGCCGGAGGAGTATGGCCCAGCCTTCCCAGCAATCGTCGATTGTTATACCAGTCCACCCACGTTAGTGTGGCCAGTTCCACTTCTGCACGGTTTTTCCAGCTCTTACGGTGTATTACCTCCGCTTTGTAAAGACCATTGATGCTCTCAGCCATCGCGTTGTCATACGAGTCGCCTGTACTCCCTGTTGATGCCAGTAATCCGGCTTCTTTTAGTCGCTCCGTATAGGCCAGTGACACATACTGAGAGCCTTTATCGCTGTGATGGATGGTGCCAGACGGACGACGGGCCCACAACGCCTGCTCCAGCGCATCCAGCACGAATGTCGTTTCCATAGACGATGAGACCCGCCACCCCACGATGTATCCGGCAAACACATCAATGATAAACGCCACATAGACGAAGCCCTGCCATGTG